TGCGCCACGCTGGAATACCAGAGCAGAGGTGTCGGATGCGTCAACTTGGTACTTCGTGCCGAAGTCAACAGTGTCAGTCGTGTGGTCAACAGCGAGGTTGCTCGACTTCACGATGGACATACCGGCGACCTTCATGATCGTACCGTCGGCGTAGGAGCCGTTGCCGTTGTTGAAGTCGCGGTCAACCAGCTTGTCGTTCTGAACCAGACCGTAGAAGACAGTTGGCGTCACGATGACGAAGCGATCTTCGGCTGGCAGGAACAGGTCGTCCATAGCAGCGGCTTCGGCGTACAGTGCATCAACGATGTTCTGGATGGTTGGCGTCAGGGAACCGAGGTTCGTGGACACAGCAGCGCCCATTTCAGCAACAGCACCAGCAGTACCAGCACGAGCAGACTTCACAGCCAGCGACAGCAAGTTGCGGTCGAATGTCTGAGCCAGTGCTTGGCCCATCTGAGTGCTATACTCAGAGCGGACTTCGTAGTGGTTCTTGGCTTCGTCGATGTTCGCGATGAAGCTGTCAGAGATCAGCAAGTCATCGATGGTTACGACGATCTCGCCGTGGTTGACCTTCTTGCCGACGATCTCAGCGCCGGGAGTATGGTAAGACGCAGTGATGCGACCCATGCCGGGGAACGAGGCGGACTTGCCAGAAGCGATGTTACGGACGCGAGTTTTGTCGGCCATAACGGTTTTTGCATTGAACGAGGACAGAACCTCGCCAGAGAATACCTTGAGGAACAGGGCATCGACGGCGTCAGCTTGTGCGATTTGGCCGATACGGGAGACGTTAGCAGCAGTCATTTGAAATATCCTTGATTGGATTGAAGTTGTGGGGTTTGGGTCACCTCTTGACTTCACAGCTACGTCCCACGAGTTATCCTCCGCAGAGGGCTACATGTTCGATTGTTGTTCGGTGGTTTGGGTGGGTTTGAGTGTGAGAACCGTCGCTCTCTGGAAGCACTCATGAAGACACCCGCGAACCGTCAAGCCACGAGGGACGAGACGGGAAGGTGCCTGTAGATTACTTCTTGGATCGGTTGGCGGACTTGGAGATGATCTGCAGGTTCGAGGCGCTATTCCCGGCCTTGGTCCCACGTTTATGATCGACATCTTTGCCCTTAAGCGCGGCCTTGCCATGCTTCTTGATCATCAGTCGGCGGGCTGCATTTCGCATCACGCGCTTCTTGACGTTCTCTGGTCTTGATTGATACGCCTTGTCGTACTCGGAGTAGACACGGCCACTTGGTGCAGCCATGTCTGGCCTCCTTTTACATGATGTTAGAGCGGCCCAGCTTGGCTTCGACCTTTGCGCGGAACGCAGGGTTCTTGGCGTACTCTGGGTTGCCCATGTCTTTGAGCATATCAGCAGTGCTTTCGTAGACCGACGAACCTGCGGCTTGCTTCCCGGTCAATTCACGGGTCGGCTCGTTGCCGTTGGCGGCGATGTACTTGGTGTGGAGGTTCTCGACTGCCATCTTGACGGCACTCGGGTCACCAGCTTCCAACACTTTGTTGAACGCATCGATGTCTCCGTCTTCGAGGTTGTCCCCGGCCCACGTGACCATATCGGTGTAGGCTTCTTCACCACCAACAGGACCCAGCAGCGCCGCACGAGCAGCATCTGATTGGGCTGTTTGACCAACGATGTACGAGTTGACCATCTCAGCGGAGATACCGACCTTGGCGAGGGCTTCGAGGCTCTCAGGGGTCAGTTCACCTTTTTCAGCGAACTCAGCGGACAGGGCGTCCATGTCGAGGCCAGCTTTCACGACTGCTTCCTCAGCAACCGCAGCCTTCTCAGCCTCATCCTTTGGAGCGGACTTGCCCTTCTCGAGTTCGGCGTAGGCTTTCGCCATATCCTCTACGGTTGCGAACTTCTCAGGAAGCCACTCAGGACGTTTAGGAGTATCTTCTTCACCTTCGAGTTTGGGTTCAACCTTGGCAGCTTCCGCCGCCTTGGCGTCCAGCGCCGCCGCTTCATCTTCGAGCGACGGGCTGTTGTTTTCAGTCTGGATCGTTACAGCATCAGCCATAGAGGGTTATCCTTGAGTTGAGGCACCAGCCATTGCGGCTGCACCTTCTTTAGCGATTGCAGGGATGGCCCCTTTGACCATGTCCATACCTTGAGCTTGTTGCTGTTGAGCCTCTGCGTCAGCACGTTCTTGCTTCTTCTGGTCCTCTGACTTGATGAGGCCGTCGAGATCGATACCGAGTGCGGTGCCGATACGTGTGATGTAGTCACCAACGTTCATGTGTTCCTGCAGGACTTCTGGACCCAGAGGCGCGAGGGCCTTGAGGAAGAGGTCGTACTTCGACAGATCATGACCACGGCCAAGGGCTTCGAGGCCTGTGACGATGGTTGGCTTGGCGACACCTTTAGGCAGCGCGGGTAGCTTCTTGGTCCTTGTCAGACGGTCGATGACGCGCATGACGTAAGGCAACTGGTACTCTTGCGACAGGATCGAGTAGACGCCACCTAGGGCATCTTCAAGTTCACCGGCCATAAACCGGACTTCCTCAGCGGTTACCCGATCACCGTTCCGTTGCACTGCGCTATTCATTAGGAATGCGTAAGCGAGACGTTCAGTGATTGTCTGTATCTGTTGTTGAGCGATGGACATATCGGCTTGCTTGTTGACCTGCAGTGCTTGCACGTCGTCAGCTTGGCCAGCCACAGCAGCGCCATTCTCGGCTGTCATGACATCCTTAGCTCGTGTGACGCCATTCGGACGCACGAGGAAGATAACGCGGGCAGCAGCAGCAGAACCTTCCAAGAGTGCCTTCGAGAGGCCTTCGAGGGAGATCAGGTCGCCGAGGTATTCCTCAACGTAGCCGCGACCATAATCCTCACCGTCAACCCGTGTCCAACGCAGAGGGAGGATGGGTGACTTCTCTTTAGGCCATGAGCCTTCGGAGCCGGGGACGAGGATGCCATCGATCTCTTGATACGATTTGACCTTGTCACCTGCGAGGTAGAACTTGGTGTACAACTTGACGGTTGCCTTGGGATCGACTTTGACCTCAGCGCCTTTCTCGGCGGTGGACACGAGTTCCTTGAGGTCATCTGGAAGTGAGATGAACGCCATCTCTTCTTCGATAAGGGTCTCCAACATCTGGCCCATAGGATCACGCACAGTGACGTAACGCGACAGGGGGAATACCCGAGTGCCGCCATCCTTTGGGAGATAGAGCAGAACGTTGCCACCTACGATGAGGTGCTTGAGAGCCTCGAAGTGAGCAGAGCGATCTCCGCTGTCCTCGATGGACTGCATGACAGAGCGTTCGTACTTTCCGAGGGCCTGATCGACCTTGGCCCGGGCACCTTCTTCTTGACCGATCTCTTCTGCAGTGAAGTCATCGACTTTCATTGCGAAGAACGGGGTGTTGGGCGGGAACAGGGAGAGCAGCAGCTTGGAGGCGAGGTTATTCACACCACGCGCACCCACGCCCTGATAGGGTGTTGGGAAGTTGCTGTTCTTGCCTGAGCCGCTTGCAGGGATCAGTGTTGGGATTGTGAGTGTGGCGCATTCACGCGCTCGTGTCAGGTAGACCTCACGTTCCGCTGCCAGTAGCTCAAAACGAGCCTGACAGTTTCCTTCATTAGACATGGGCTACCTCCGAGGGTGCTGGGTTATACGCCGGTTTTCTTGGGGATGCCGCCGAGCTTGTTGGTCTTCGATACGGCTGGTACAGAGGCAGCGCCGATCTTGTAGCGGCTCAGACCTGAACGCTTGCGGGCCTGACTATCAGGACCACCAGCAGACTTGGGAGCCAGTTGCTCGAGGACGGGTGGCGGTGCAGGAGGGGGTGGTGGAGCTTTGATATCTGGTGCGAAGCACATGGTTGATTTCCTTACAGGATGTTTTGTTGTTGCTCTTCCCAGATGCTACGCAGGTGGCGCACGAGATCGGCCTTACCGGCGTTGAACCAGATTTGACGTTCAGGAGTTGTGAGCGAGGGGGATTGATCAGGGCATACGTTCTCGAGGTATTCCACGAGGTCGTCAGTGACGTGAGGCAGTCCTGCCATGCGCCGCTCCTTAAGATAACTTAGGAATACGTTAGGTATTTCCTTCTTCATGGGGTCCCTAATTGAAAAAATAGGCCAACCCGAAGGTCAGCCTATAGTAAGTCTTTGTGTTCGTTAGGTTATTCGCAGGAGCGGATCAGTTGTCCTGTGTTCTCGTCGTACTTGAGTTCGCAGGCACCCCCTTCATCTGGTACTGACTCCGTGGTAACCACCGATATAACGGACCCTGTGATCTCATTGGGGCGATACGTGGTGCATCCCTTGCAGCCAGTGAGCCATGCAGTCCGATAAACCTCTTTGAAGTCCTTGAAGCTGATGTCCTCTGGTACGTTGATGGTCTTCGAGATGCTGCTGTCGATCCAGCGTTGGGCCGCTGCCTGCATCTTAACGTGCTGGTCAGGGTTCAAGGTCTGGGCAGTAACGAAGCTCTCAGGGAAGGGAGCGTCCGGGTAGCGTTCACGCCACTTACGAGCAGCATAGTCCTGCACGAGTTCGATGTGGTGGCTACCGTCTTTCTGCAATACCTTGCGCTCATACTCGAGAGCGAAGATAGGCTCGATGCCCGAGGACACGTTGCCCGCGTAGAGACTGATGGTCCCTGTAGGTGCAATGGAGGTCAACAGGGCGTTACGAATGCCATGCTTACGAATACCATCGCGGATGTGGTCAGGCATTTGCTGCATGTTCCAAGTCTTGAGGTAGGCCTCCACGTCCAACATAGGGAAGCTGCCTTTCTCTTCGGCAAGATCGATGGATGTTTGGTACGCTGTGACAGCAATGCTATGCATCAGGTCCTCGATCCAAGCGACTGCCTCAGGTGACCCATACTTGATGCCACCCAGAGCCAACGCACTGCCAATCCCTGTGACGCCCAAGCCTAGACGACGTTTGGCCTTAGCCTCTGCCTCTTGTTGGGGTAGTGGGAAACGGGAGACGTCCACGACGTTGTCCATCATACGGATAGCTGTGCGTACTGTCTTCTCAAGCTCTGCGTGATCGATCTTGAAGTCACGAGTGAGCAGGGCACAGATGTTGACAGACCCTAGGAGACAGGCACCGTAAGGAGGGAGAGGCTGCTCACCACATGGGTTTGTTGTCGCGATCTTCTCACAGTAGTTCAGGTTGTTCATCTTGTTGATACGGTCAATGAACAGGACACCCGGCTCTGCGAAGGCGTACGTGGACATCATGATCTTGTCCCAGAGAACCCGCGCCTGCATTGTCTTGTAGATTTTCCCCCCAAATACGAGGTCGAAGCTGTCGTTGTTTTCAACAGCCTGCATGAACTTCTCTGTGCAGAGGACTGACAGATTGAACTTACGGAGAACTGCAGGATCACGCTTGGCCTCAATGAAGGACTCGATGTCAGGGTGATCACAGCGCATGGTAGCCATCATAGCGCCGCGCCGTGCGCCTGCCGACATAATCGTGGCACACATCGAGTCCCACACATTCATGAACGTGAGTGGACCCGAGGCATCTGCTGCAACACCTACGACCTCGGCACCCTTAGGACGGATGGTTGAGAAGTCATAGCCGATGCCGCCCCCCTGCTGCATGGTGAGCGCTGCCTCTTTGAGCATGTCGAAGATGCCACCCATAGCGTCGGGGATCGTACCCATGGCGAAGCAGTTGAACAGCGTGACGGAGCGATCACTTCCCGCACCGGCTGTAATGCGCCCTGCAGGGATGAACTTGAAGTCTGACAGGGCTTGGTAGAACTCATGAGCGTACTCTTCACGCACTTGTTCTGCCTCTGCGGATGCGAGGGCCTCAGCAATGCGGGACCATGTGTCGTACACTGTGTTGTCGATAGGGGAGCCGTCGAAGGCCTTCATGCGGTACTTGGCGTCCCAGATTTGTTCTGCGATAGGTGTGCGAAACTTGTTTTGCATTGGTAGTCCTTTAGATGGTGATGCGAATATCGCGGTGTGAACATGGGTTTGGCTTGGGGTTGACGCACTCTCGGTGCTGCTCAGTGGGCGGCGGAGGTGTGCGGTCGTCAAGGATCGCAAGCAAGATTACTGGCCAGAAAACGCCAAGCAGTAGCAAGGGCAACGCCCCTCTCAGTAGATCGCTCATGGTCAGTCTCCTTGATGATGATTTTAATAAGGGTGCCACCACAGGTAGCTCACGCCTCAGCGGCTGATCTATGGTGACAATCGATGCACAGAGCCAAAGTGCGCTCCGGTGCATGATTAGAATGGTTGTGCGGGTCTCTCCCCGCTTGTCACGATTTCACTCGTCGGAAAGGGAGCGACCCTTACTTGCTCATTTCACCAGCGAGGGCTGCGTAGCCTGCTAGATCGACATAGGTGTCGAACTTGGGTGAACTTGTGGAACGTGCAATCTTCATGAGAGCCATCATCATCGCCACTTGGTCAGGCGTGAGTTTGGTCTCGAGGCCTAGATAGGTGACCCATAAATCACCGATCAGTTGGTGCATAATCTTAGGGTCACCGTAGTCAGCCTCTCGATCACCGTTGATCAACTTTGAGGCTTCATCGAGGATGGACTGCCGGTCTGCTTTAAGTGTCTCAGGGAAGAAGTCATCAGCTACTGTGTAACCTCGCAGGCTTGGGTGTACGATTACTTCCCAAGTGTCGCCCAAGTTCAGCCAACAACCTGTTGTGGCGCGGGGTTCACCGGTTGATACATCGAACGCACCTTCCTCTGTAACCTTGAAAGACTGGTTGGTGAGGCTCACATCGACGACCCTCATTGCAACATCACGACAACCCCAAGTGACGTAGGAGGACAGCGGTGGGAGTTTTAGTTCGGTGTCCATAAGCGGACCTCCTTGGTTTTGAAGTTGTAATCACCGTGCCGTAGGATGCGGGCGCAGCGGGCTTGGACGAGAGCATCGACTTCCGTAAGGCCTACCTTTTCGTAAGCACTGACGATGCAGGACCACAGGTCAATGAAGTTGTGGACCTCGACTGGCTCCTTGATCCAAGTGACACGCTCGGTGCCCTTGTTGATCCCCCTCTTGAGGATGCGGGTTGTCTTCACCCACTTGAAGGGATCGTTGAGCATAGCCTGCGCAGCCACCTTGCCGACACCCGGGCATCCCTTGTAGTGGTCTGTGGGATCGCCTGTGAGTATCTGCTCATGGAAGAACAGGTCGGCCTCTTGGTCGGTCACCTTGATAGGCTGGCCGTCCTCGGGGCACCAGTGAAGCGCAGCGATAGTCTTGAGGTCCTTGTCGGCACTCCAGATCACCCGTTCACCCTTGTGGGGCATCGTGGCGTGGATGCCGAGCAGGTCGTCAGCTTCGATCCCCGGCTCGTCGATCACAGTGTAATGCTCTCGCATGTAGTCCCTGAGTTCGTAGAGGATGAGAGGTTTCGCCATGCCGATCCGGTTGCCCTTGTAGGTTGGCAGAACACCCTTGCGGAAGTTGTCACCCTCAGTGAGGAAGAGGACGATCCCTGTCGCATGGCTGATCTTACGGATGTGCTTGATGTGCTTGTCCAGCGCCTTGAGGGCCTTGGGCAAGTCGGCAGTACGGGTTTCCTGCCCACCGAAGTTGAAGACCTCTTCATGCGTTGAAGCAATCTGGTAGGCCGTGATGTCTGCGTCAAGCAGGATGACCCTATGATGCATTGTATTCACCACACCATTCGGTCGGATGCTTGGCCATCTCTGTAGGGTAGCGGCGGCACTGACCAGCACCGGGACGCAGTCTGGAAGCGAGGTAGAACTTACAGGTAGCGCAGGACGCTGTTGTAATACTCGTGGTCTTCGTTGTCCCAGATTTCTGGCTCGGTGCCGAAGTCTTGGCCGTAGAGGAACTGGTCGTCGTTTTCGTTGTCTGCTTCACGGGCATACCGGTTTCCTTCATTGTGTTTCTCGACAAGCGTCCTCAGGTCATGGTGAGCCTTGAGTGACGCCGCGTATTCTTCGGGTGTGCTGTAGGACAGCAGGCACCCACCGGCGTGAACCGGGAGATTACTTGGGTTATTCATATTGGTTCTCCCAGAACTCACGGGCGATGGTCTTCCCGAAGCCGATCAGGATCAGCAGGGTAGCGAGAGGCAGCAGGATGTAGTTCACGAGGAACCAAGGGATCAGGCGACGTGCGATGGTGAGAGGGGATACGTTCATTAGTGGGTCTCTTTCCAGTTGTTGCCGACGTTATGTCGCCGTTGAGGGGGATGCGGATGTTGAAGTAGTCACCAGCTTTCTTGATGCATTCGATGGACAGGAGACCGACTTCTTCGGCGATCTCTTCATCGACTTCGTATTGGTGTTCGTCATGGATGTTGGCGACCACTTGGCAGCGATCCTTCCA